ATCATCTTCGTCCCCACGTCCGAGGCGTTGCTGGAGTTCCATGTAGGCTTTCTCCAGCTCTTCAGCATTCTTGTACTTACCAGCAAGAAGGTCTTCCTGCTCTTGGAGCATCTTCTCACCAACTTCAAGGCTGTCTTGCTCCTCGGCTTCGCGAGCTGCAATAGCTTCGGGATCGTCAGATGGATCGTAAGAAAGGTTAATAGCCATAGGTGCTAGCTAGGGGGTTGAGCGGGGGGTTGTTGTTGTTGTTGTCCGAACATTGCTTGGGTTGCAGCTGTGATACCGTCAACCGCTTCAGGGTTCTTAGACGGATCCATAGCAGGAGCAGAAGCAAACTGACCAGCTTGCTGGACCAGGGATGCCTGCATCTGTTGCTGCATAGCCTGTTGCTTCTCGTCTTGAATCTGTTCCATACCTTTGACAAGGTTGAGGATGTCGATGCCTTGAGAAGCAGCGAGGCGTTTGATTGCCTCGTCAGGATTGATGTATTGCTGCAGAGCCTGTGGTCCCATGGTCTGTGCAATGGTAGTCACAAACTGAATCAGGGACTCACGGTCTTGACCACGGCCAAGAGCATTGATACCTGCAACGATGGTCGGATGTACCAGACCCTTAGGCAGGGAGGGGATCTGCTTGGACTTAGTCAGGTCCAGCATCTTCCTGTTGAGATAGGGAATCAGGAACTCAACAGTCAGCAGACTAAACAGTCCACCAAGTTGTTGCTCCAGTTCCATCTGAGTCATGCGAACTTCTTCAGCAGTAGTCCGCTCACTCTGCCTCACGTTGAGGATAAGGAACGCCTCAGACAGACGCTTCTCCAGAGTGTTAGCCAGCTCGAATGCAGTACGGAAGTCTGCAGTCTTACCAACTTGGATCACACCGATGTCATCGGGACGACCTTGAATGATAGCACCGTTACCAGCGTTAGCCAAAGAGGCAGGCTTGGTTACGGAGCTGGGTGAGACTGTGAAGATCACTTTGGCTGCTGCTGCACTGCCCTCAACGAGAGCTTGCATCAGAGCTTCCAAGGACTTGAGGTCACCGAGGAACTCCTCGACTCGTCCACGTCCATAGTCTTCACCGTCAACAGTAACAAAGCGGAGGGGGAGCCAGGGGCTCTTGTCCTTTGGAGCTTTGCCGTAGCTGTCAGGGAGGATCTTGTCATCAGCTTCCTGATACCAGGACCAACCCTTGGGGGTCAGTTTGATGCAGGTGTAAACATCCACATCCTTTTCAAACTTGCTGCCGACACTAGAGTCAACAACAGACAGCTGCTTGGGGTTCTCAAACTCAGGACCCAGCAGCTTGCGATTCACACGTTCTCGTGTGACAATCTCAGTGAGGTTACCGTTACCATCTCGCTCGACAACGTAGCGATTCAAGGGGTACATCTTCATACCGTCCTTGCTCATGTAGAGCAGGGCGTTACCAGTGACCACCAGATGTTTGATTGCAGAGAAGATCTGAACACGATCAGTAGAAGCAGCAATGCTTTCCATGATCATACGTTCGATCTTTGCAAAGCTTAGATCCAACTCACTCTTTGCTTCAGCAGGAATCTCAACTCCGAGCTTGGAGTCATCCAGCTGGAGCTTGAAGAACGAGGTAGAGGGAGGGAGCAGACCAAGCATCAGTTTAGATGCCAGGGTCACAACTCCCTTCGCACCTACCGATTGCCAAGGAGTCTTGAACCGAGTGTGATCGGTTGTCGTCTCCTCGTGCATCAGCAGAGTAGGGATCGTAAGCTTAGAGCACTCAAGTGCAATGTCGAGAAAGGCGGTACGGCCACTGGTCAGTTCATGATACCGTTGCCGTGCGCTTTTCATAATCAATAGTTAACGGATTTGTTACCACCACCACCAATGTTCAGACCAGTACCAGGGGCGGTTTGCAGAGTGGCAGTACCAGTACGCAGGCGTTCTTTCTTTTTAGCAGTAGTTTCTTTAGGCTTGATCTTAGCCTTCTCATCAGAAGTAGCCTGAGGAGGAGGAGTCATGCCTTGCTTGGGAGCTTCAACATCTACCTTTTGTACAGGTGCTGGAGCCGGGGGAGGCGTCGGCGGGGGCGGCGCTTCAACTTTGGGACGAGATCCACCAAAACACATAGTTAATCCTGGGATAATTTTTCTCTCAAAAATCTAACGACCGACACCTGACCAGCACGATAGGCAATGTCCTTTTCAGACAACGTGTAGTCAGGGAAGGTGTCAGGAAATAGTTCGTCTAGTTCTTCTAACAGCCGATCGAACTCAGCCGTACTCAGGAAGATTGACATTAGAGTGCTCAAAAAAGGCGGGCATACGAGCACGGCGGGAAGCTACAAGTCCTTCTGCTTTGCCACTATACAGAAGGCTGTCAGATTGCTTCAGCCAGAACTCACGGTCGAGGTATGGGTCGGTAGGGTTGGAGCCCAGAGGCTGCATAATCCAAGCTACGGTGGCTTTGCGGAGCTTGTCCAGGTTCTTGGTCACAGTGATGCCCAGCTCCCTGCAGACGAGGGAGTTAGCCGCGACATGGACTTGTTCGTCTCGGCTGATGTCGGCACTCACGGTGCGGCATCCTGCGTCTCCGTTCCATCGGAAGAAGGGGAGCAAGACGAAAAACACGGACCTCTCAAGCACCATGGCCTTGAGCACGGGATGCTCTGGCGCTTCGATCCAAGCCTTTTGAATGGCGTTTGCTTCGGGGATGTCTTGGAGCTTGTGTGCTTTTGCAATGTAGTCAAGAGCGAGGTCATGCTTCTCTTCGTCCTTGATGTTGGACTCAAGAAGTTCTTTGGCTTCGATGGGGAAGTCTTTCTTCAGTGCACCTTGGATGAAATCACCGACAGGGATCTCCAGGTTGCGGAGGGACAGAGCCCGAAGCATAGCTTCTTCGGACCCTTCCTTAAATTTGCCTGCCTCCACTTGCACGGGAGTCCAGGTACGTTTACGAGCGAGAAGTTTCTGATAGGGATTCATTCAGCACAATCACATTGAGGTTCAACAGAGTCAGCGACTTTGTCAGCCCAGAACTTCTCTACGTCAAGGTCCTCCAGTGCAGCCATGGCATCACTCTTGTCTTGAGTATCCGGCATCACTTGAAGTGAATAGTAGAGAGAAGTCTGTGGACTAGCAAGCCACTCTTCGATGAAGGATTGGTTGTAGGTCACAACGTCGCTCCAACTATTCATGGAATATCCATGCATCAGTCCTGTGTTTTGGAACAGGATCATAAGGTTATCGGCAACCTTGCGGTACGCCTCCCAGCCCACGTCAGAAGCAATCTGCACGGGACCGTAATCAAAATGTTCTACACCAAAGGTACCGCTGTCACGGTCCACCTCCGTAGAGATGGGTGGAGCAATCTCAGGACAGGTGGTGTACCCGTCAAGGTCCTGATAACGATAGCTACACGAAGCAGTAGGGGCAATGGCAAAGGCACGCACCATGTTGTTAGCACGAGCCACAGTAGCTGCTGCCTTGATACCACGGTCGAAAGCGAGCGCAAGATCGTAGGCAGGGCAGGGGTCAAAGTCATAGTCTCCGTTGGCTACAGCTTCCAAAGCCTGACCAAACTCTCCGTAGCTTACTTGGTATCGTCGGAGGAGGTTAGCCAGTCCGAGGAGTCCGAGTCCAACTTGCCTGTCGACTTCGGGTGACAGGTACTCACCAGACTGTCCAACGCCCGTCTTGCTATGGAGTGTGCACAGCTCGGACATACCTGCAACGAAAGCGTCGGGCAGGTTTGCGAGAGTACAGGCACCGAGATTGATGTGCTGCAGCAGGCAAGTTCCACGTGAGGGCAGATAAACCTCAAGGCAGACGTTGCCGTAGATTCTGTTTCCTTTGTCATCGTATCGTACTTTGTTCAGCCAGATGTCACCCTTCTTGATGCCCGTAAGGAGCGCCTCCTTGACCTCGTCGTTGGTTGCTTCCCACCAATCTGGTGTGATATTGACACAACGCTTGACCCAAGGTAGCTCGCTGCGGCTAGCAGTAATAAACTCAAGAATATCGTCGCAGTTAAGATCGAGATGACAGACTATAGCTCCGTTCTTATAATGCCCACCCCGTCGAATGATCTCATTGAGGGTGGAGTAAATCTTTGCAAAGGATACAGGACCAGAGGCGGTCAGTCCTTTGCCGTTCTCTGCACCACGGGGGCGTAGCTTGGATAGGTGAATAGCGCAGCCTGCTCCAAAACGGAGAGCGTGAGAGGCGAAGCGCCACGACGCTTCAATGCCTTCAGGACCCTCCATGCTGTCCTCAACAACGAAGACAGTGCACGAGACAGGGAGGCGAGAATTGGGGTCATCAATCCATTGCTGGACACGTCCGGTGCGAGCGATCAAATCAGTGGACATTTGTTACGAGATCAGTGAGAGTAGGGGGTTTATAGTTTGGTCCCTTCAGGACCTTTCCGTCAGCACGACGGATGGGGGTGCCGTCCAAGCCAAGCTTAGACATGTTGGATTTGTGGACACGGTGCAAGGCTTCTTCAAGATCCCACTCCATGTTCTCTGCATACTGGAAGCATACATAGACAAGGTCAGCCAACTCTTTCAGCTCTGCATCGTAGGGCTCAGAGATGGTTGCGTCAATGAATTCTCTGTATTCTTCAGCGATCAAATCCCGTTGCATAGTCCGGTTCTCCACAGAGTTCTGGATCCCATAGGAGCTTCGGAATTGAATCGCTTGATCGCCGAGGCTTTGTCTCGTGCAGTGTTGTGTGCTGGAGTTCATTTTCAAGGTAGTGGATAGCCTTTTTAAGGTCTTGAGTCTTTGTGTTATCACCCTTGAAACCGGCTCGGCAAATATATTTAATAGCATTGCCAAGATGGTAGTTAAGCTGCTGATCCCTAATGAAGTCCCAGACTTCTATGGATCCTCGGGTGTAGTGAGAGGGTGATTCGGCCATTGTTTGACTAGGTTTGCAACGGTGTTTGATAATACAAAGTTCTGCTCCTGCAGAGCAATGAACACCGTAATTAAATCTTCCTTTGATGCTTTGTCGAGAAGGTCATTGAGTCTTCTCATCTTGAACTGTTGCTCCATTGTCAGCTTTGTCACCGGGGGCGGTGGGAGGCTGCCAAAGGATTGGTTGTCCGAGTCTTGAGTCATAGTTCTCGTACTGCAGGATCTTAGCAAGCCGAGCATTGAGGAGAGCATCGTCGTCTGACAATCCTTTCTCTCGATAGGCTTGGCACACAGCTTCCCAGTGGAAGTCATGTTTGTCAAGGAGATCAGCAGCACGCTTGACTCCGATGCCAGGACAGCCAGGGTATCCATCAGTGGGATCACCTGCCAGTGCCTGGATCATGTGCCAAAGGTCACCTTCCTCCTTTGTAATCTCTTCAACATCTCCTTTCATGTCCCAGTAAAGACCAGGAACCTGACGCAGATCCTTGTCAGGACTGCACAGGATGGTCTCATCAGAGCCAGGCATCGTAGCATCAATGCCAAGGGAGTCATCAGCTTCAAGGCCACGGCGGGTTACGGTGCTGAAGTTTTCTTTGCACCAGTTGACCAGACGTTTGTACCCCAGGGGCTTCCTGCGGTTTCGATGACCCTTGTAATCAGGGTAAATTTTTTTACGGAAATTTTCAGAGGATGAGAAGTACAGGATAACGTTGTCATCCATCATGTCCTTTGTGAGTTTCTTGATCTCACGCTCGAACATCTTCACAACCTCTGAGAAGTTGGACTGAGCGATTATGACATCGTGTCCGAAGTCAAACTCGTACTCATTCGCTTGGGCGGACTTGTAGCCAGTGTAATCGGCGTCAATTAAAAGCATTAGTGAACTTGAGCCCAGTTGTCTCCGATCTGTGCGTCTGCATCGATGCGGATCCTGAGCTTGTAATAATCACCAGCCATAGCGGCTGATGTGGTGCAGATAGATGCAACTTCGTCAGCTACATCTGGTGGGCAGCCGAGGGCTTGTTCGTCGTGCACAAAGGCGTACCGTTCGTGCTCGATGCCCTGGAGCCTGTCATGGGTGATCAATAGCCAACGTTTCGCCAGAACCCCCGCTGCCGACTGCAAGAGGAAGTTCAGGGCTTTGTGTGGCGAGTCAACGCTGATCTGACGACCGTCGATAGATCGTATGGAAGCATCTTCCTTCGCCTTACGCTTGACCGCCTCAACGAGGCTCTCCAAGCCAGGAATGGCGTCAAGGTATGCCTGACGAATCTCCTCACCCTTCGACTTGGCCTGCTGTTTAGTGAGCTGCGGATCGTAGCTGAGACCGATCTTCGTCGTTGACGCACCGTAGAGGAAAGCGTATGTAACAGTCTTGACCGCCCTGCGGGAGATCCCAATCTTGTCAGCATTGACCTGATGGATGTCATCATTGAGAAGGATGTCAGCGTAGCGCCCACCGTCATACCTGGCAAGGTAGTGGGCAAATACTCGAAGCTCGATGCCAGCTAGGTCACTGTCAACCAGCTTCCAGCCAGGTTTGGTGATGAACAGCTCACGACAGTCAGCGTCAGAACTTACCTGGGCAAGGTTCGGACGAGCATGTGCCATGCGGTGTGTGGCTGCTCCAATGAAGCAGGAGTGATGAAGTCTGCCATTCTTGACCAACTTCAACCATGCGTTGTTCCCTTGGGATAACATTCCGAGCTTCTTTTGTGTTTCAAGAATGCTCAGGAATACAGACGCTTCCTCCGAGCCTATGTCCTTCAGGACTGTTTCATCAATAACTGGCTTACCAGTTTCTGTGAGCTTTGTGAACTCCCAGTTCTGAAACGTTTTGAAGTACCAGGCGATATGATCACGGCTACTGGGGTTAAACTCCTTGAGCCGCTGCATTTCTGCACCAGCTACGTAGCCTTGGGTCTTGTTGTCACGCTTCGGGGTAAACAGGTTGCCAGGGGCAAACGTGCAAACGCCACGAGCGCACTCTCTGAGGCTCTCCAGCTTAGTTAAAAGCTTGTTCTCTAGCTCCTGGGCCTTACGAACGTCGAAGGGCCATCCTACGGTCTCCTGGGCTGCCATAAGCTCAGCAATGCTGTGCTCTAGCTGTACTGCCTCAGGTATTTCTGGAAGTGTTGCCATAGTTTGGTGAGGACAGCGACATCCTGGACACAATACTCTTGCATCTCAGGGGACCACTCTTTCCAGTCAGCAGTCTTGCCAAACTCCCCCTTGTAGCAGTTCAGCCGATACCCGTAGGCTTCGAGGCTGTGTGACCCATAGAGTTTTGCAGGCATCATTGCCCACTTTCTCTTGAGGTCGATGTCAAGGAGGTTGGTATGGAAGAAGCGGCTCAGGATGAGCGTGTCGATTTGGTGATGAT